GCACCTACTTCTAATCGTTTTTCAACATTTACTAACAAGTTATTAACATATGAACCAACTTCATTCCATGTTAATAATTTATCAGCTTCTAACTGCTCACCAGTCATATAAACTGATGATTTTATACTATTAAGTATATATTCATTATTTTCCATCATACGCCTTTCTTTCTAAATTGATCCATCCATGTTTTTTTCTTTCTTACTGGAACACCAGCAAAATAATACCATGCTCCATACTTCTGTCTGAATTCTTCTGCGGTTTTATTTCGCCATTCATCATCTTGAACTACGCCATGTTTACTATAAACATATGGATTTCTATTTTTATCATATTTAATAATCATTTTAATTTAAACAATATGTATTTTATTGTTTCCCAACATAATATAGTGCATATAAGCATTACTATCAATTCATTAGTTTCTAAACACGCTATATACATAATATCTGCATCTGCATCATACCAATAATGTCTCATTTGTTTCTCCATTTTATTTTAAGCAAGGCACACACGACGATTTGCATGCCCTACTTTTTGTTATCGAAAGGAAGATAACAACTAACGATATGAAACCAAATCGTCGCAATAATCGTCTATTGCTTTGGCTTCTAATCTTTTATCCTCTTTTTCTTTTCTCTTTTTTTCTATGATTGATTTAACGCTATCAGTAATAAGCTTATTAGCATTACTACTAATACGAATAGTATTATCTTTATCATTCACCCTACTCTCCTTTTAATTCTAAATGAAAGTATCGTCTCTTTTTATGTAATATTAACATTTGAGACTTTTTCTTTCTATTTATTATTTTAATCAATTCACTGCTTTTAATTCTTACCATCTCACAATTATATACTTCATATGGTTCATGGAATGTCACTATTAATGTTTCATTTCCCCACGAACTATACCTATTTCTAAATGGCTGTATGTCTTTAATACTTTTTACTGGCACTTCTGGTATTAAATTATTGTCTTTTATCCATTTGTTGTCTATTGTCCATATATAATCATATTCAAATCTATTGTTCCAATTATCATGGAACCAGTCTTGTCCTTTTACTACTTCATGTAAATATTTCATTCTACACCTTTTTGGTAAGTTTTGTAGTAAATATCCTCACTCTTTTTTAAATATCTTACTTTCTCTTTTAATTTCTCTATTTGTATTGCTTGTATGAAACCTACTGATAGAGTCATAAATATTACAAAACATAAAAATATTATTAAATCATTCATTGTTTTTTCCCTTTCATTTATTGAATTTTTAATTAAAGTGAGTGATAGGTGAGGTATGACCTACCACTCTACTTTGTCTGTATATTATCTCATGTTTAACTCCTTTATTGTTCTTATTTCATTAAGAACGGATTAAATTAAACTGTTAATATACAAATCAACTTTGTGCTATTTCTGATCGTTTAGTGCATTTTCTTTCGAATCTGCTACTAAATAATAACACAAAGTTTGTTTGCCCTTTGTTAGCATTATTAATATCATTTGATGCGCATTGCTTTGCACCTTTTCCTCTTTCTATTGCATACTTCATAATCGTCCTTTCTTGATTGCTATTAGGAACATCATTAATTGTCCCTTATTATAGATCTTAAATTGTCTTATCATATCATAATAAGCCTTTGGTAATTCTTTTTCTTTCATGTCTTGTTCTAACTTTTTAAAGTCTATGGTTCTGTGTCGTCTTTCCCATCTAGTTACAACTTCATCATTGTATTTAAATCTTATTGCAAGTAAATCTATTAACTCTCTATTGGTTTTATATTTGTAATTCATCGTCTTTTATACCCCTTGGTTTATTGTTTTAGGTTATACTTACACGCTTTTTTGTGTAAGGTATTCATAATTAAAGAAAGTATCTTGAAAGCCCATAGCGTAAACATATGGGCTCGCAAGAGTTGATCTGCTACTTCAAAGGTGTTAATATAAAGACGGCTCTTTCAAGATTGTCTTTCTTTGATGTATGAGTGTATTGATATTCAACTGTAAACTGCGCTTGCGCAAGTTTCAGTTGTTCATCTGCAACACTTTCATCTGCGTCCATTGAAATCCATAATTGAGAGCAATTCGCAGTCAACGACTGTGAAATGTCTCTTAATTCTGGATGTTTACCAATGGCTGGAGTTATTTCTACGTAGTAGAAATCGCTCTTGGCTTTGGTTTCAATGGAGTTAGATTTCATTAAATTAGTTAAATTCATAGTATTATATTCCTTTATATTTATTATATGGATATAGGCTCGTCCTATACCTACGGTCGGGCAGACTACGGAGACCAAATAATTCACTCGCTAGGAAAGAAACTGTGAGAAGGCTTGAGAACTTTGGACGATAAAGGGCTCTTTATCGGACCCGAAGGGCTTGCAAAGAGAATCAAGAATTCTCAACGAAAAAAGATAAAGCGAGTGAATTATTGGGCGGAGTAGGTTGTGTATATACCTCATACACACATTCTACTTGCATTTTTTAAATATCGGACTTAACTTATAGCATGAGTAAGTTACCAAAAGATATTTTGAAAAAAATTTCCGAAGCGGAGTTCTTGGAACGTTGGAATGGAAAAGAGTGGGAAAAGGTTCCCGTAGACTCAAAAAATCATGACGTTCAACGTTTAAAAGAAATGATGATTGCTGAGATAGAGATTAACGTAACAGCAGAAGCGTTAGATCTTGGAATTTTAGAAAAAGAAGATAGAGACTTAAATTAATAGGTGTAAGGTATTAACGTTAATATTAACGTTGATATAATACATTAATTATTTAAGATAATTAATTACGTAAAGGATTAACGTTAATGGCAAAAATACATAAAAAAAAGAAACCTACTACTAAAGAGATCGGGAAACACGTTGGAATGTTAATGATTCAGCTAGAACAGTTAAAACAACATGTTTTCAACGGCGATAGGGCCCTAGATGAATATATGAAAATGAAGGGCGACAAAGAAGATTTTGTAAAATTTTTAGAAAAAAACTATAAAGAACCAGAAAATGATACAGATAAAGAAAAGACTGAAGATAAATAACTATGAACCCATTAATTTTAAAGTATATACAGACATCGAAGCAGATGAACTGGGAATATGCTATAAACATTGGCAAGAATGCAATGCTGGGGAGTATGGTCTTAGTGACGATAACTACGTTTCTAAGTGTATTGCTCGTAATAACTATGCTACTAATACTGAAATGGTGTATCCATACGGTCGTCAATGGCTTGGTAAACATAGGAAACTAGAGTTTGAGCCTCATTATAAGTCAAATAACTTTTCTACAGTGTCTACAAAGACATATGCAGAGCTGGAAGCCCAAACAAGTAGGGCAGATTTAGCAGTAAGTGCCTATTTAACGTACAAAATGGCTGGTTTAAGCCCAGATATGGATAAAATAGGGTCAATATACAGGCCTGACCAAAAAAATCCCGCTATCGCTGCAAAAAGATTACTTAAAACAAAGGAAGCGAAGAAAATGATTGAAGATAAATTAAAAGAAGTTCTTACGGATAAAGAAATTGACGAAGGTTTTGTGCTAGATACTATAAAAGATGCTATTGAAGTAGCTAAAGTAAAAGAAAGTAGCGCAGATATGATCCGTGCTGCAAAAGAATTGTCCATATTTTTAGATATGGCACCTAAACAAAAACAAGTTACGGATACCGTAGAAATAGATATGACTCACCAAATACAAGATAACTATGAAAAACAAAGAAAAAAGCTTAAAGCAACTAAAGTACAAGATGTCGAAGAAGTATCTTGAGATAGATTGCAAGGACAATAATGATTTAGAGTTATTTTTAGCTACTTTATATGCAGTAGCCAAAGATATGCAAATCAAAGTTGAAACCATTAGAATAAAAAAATAGTGGATAAAAACAAACTAATTCTAGAGATGCAACAGGACATGTTGTTATTTGGACGTATGGTTATGCCCAATATGTTCACAAGTGAATCTCCAAAGTTTCATTACGATATTACTAAGCATTTATTAGACTATAATAAAAAACAAATAAATATTATAGCTCCTCGTGGACACGCTAAGTCTTCTATTGTTGCTGGTGTTTACCCATTATTTCATTTGATGTTTGATAAAGGTCCAAAAGTTATTGTATTAGTTTCCAGAACGCAGGGACACGCAACAAAGTTATTAGGTACAATTAAAGATACATTAGACTATTCTCAAGAGTTTAGACACATATTTGGGTACTGGGGACAACATTCAGCACGAAAATGGTCAAACGCTGAGATAGAACTCAAAGATGGTAGTGTTATTATTTGTAAGGGTACTGGTCAGCAGATACGTGGTATCAAGCATGGTAACCAACGTCCTACTCTTTTAATACTTGATGACCCTGAAGATGAAAACAATACCAAGACAGCAGAGGCTATGGAGACAAATCTCCGTTGGTTGCTTCAATCTGGTGTTCCATCGTTAGATCCTATCACTGGTAGAGTAATTGTTATTGGTACTCCCCAACATGAACGTTGTCTCGTTGAGACATTGAAAGATATGAAAGGTTGGATAAATATGACCTTTTCACCAGATTTAGAGAATGGTAAAGCATTATGGGATGCTGTATGGCCTACAGATAAACTTATTCAGAAAAAAGAAGAATTAGAAAGTATTAATCGTGTATCTGTATTTTATAGAGAGTATTTATGTCAAATTGTAGGTGACGAAGAGAATTTATTTAGAGCAGAACATATTAGATATTACGATGGTTATGTCGAGCGAGATACGCAAGGGTTGTCAACTCTCATCCTGACGAACCTAAATGGTGAGGAAGTAGATGAGAGGAGACCTGTAAATGTGTTTACAGGAGTCGACCCTGCATCTAGTACTAAAAGAGGAGCAGACTTTAGTGTTATATTTAATATTGCTATCGATGAAGATGGTAATAGATTTGTTTTGCCTTACTATAGAAAACGTGCTACACCTTTAGATTTAGCAGATTCTATCATAGATAACTTTAAATTATACAAAAGTGCTAAAACAAGGATAGAATCGGTAGGTTATCAGGAAATGTTACGTCAATACATTAAAGAAAAGTCTACAGAAATGGGAATGTTTATCCCTGGTCTAGAGATAAAAGAAAACCCTAGAACATCTAAATCATACAGATTAGAAAGTTTACAGCCATTATTTGCTAATGGAAGTGTATATATACAGCATAGTATGCAAAATTTACTTGACGAGCTTCTTTTATATCCTAGAGGTAAACATGATGACTTGTTAGATGGTTTTTTCTATGCAAACAAAAATGCATATAAACCCCATCATGAGGCTTCAGTTAAGGATGATCAAGACGATTACTATTATTATGGAGAAAAAAACTGGAAAACTATGTAAATAGTTCTTGACAAATCCATAAAAAATGTGTTAATTTCAGATTGAATTGTATGCAAATTGATTTAGTTAAATATTGTATGACGTTAAATACGTTTAAAAAAGAATTAAGTGATTTGTTAAACACCAAAATACCAGAAGGGTATATAGAAGTAGATGCCAAAATACATAAAGAAAAGAACCGCAAAAACAAGAACTCAAAATTATAACGACTTAATAGACGTTTACGGCTATAGCGTTGGTAAGAAGAGAAGAGTTGATTCAGAAATCAACGATGAAGTGGAACTTTCTTTAGAGTTATTTAGAGAATACAAATCATCAAGAGAACTTTGGGCAGAAAAATATCAAGAAGCAGTTGAGTTTAGAGCAGGGGCTCAATGGTCCAATGAAGAAAAAGAAGTATTAGAAGCTAGAGGACAAGCTCCTATAGTAGTAAATCGAATCCATCCTATCGTAGAGACAGCAAAATCTTTACTAACATACAATTCACCTCAATTTCGATCTACTGGAAGAGAAGACTCTGATTCTAAGACAGCTAAAGTAATGTCTGACCTGTTCGCTTGGGTTTGGGACGTTTCAAGTGGAGACGAAGAACTAAAAAGAGTTATAGATGATTATTATGTAGGAGGTATGGGAGTATTTTCTGTATATCAAGACCCTATGGCTGATTTAGGTAAAGGAGAGGTTTATATAAAAGCTATAAATCCTTTAGATGTTTACATTGATCCAAACTCTAAAGACCCTTATGGGAAAGACGCAGCTCACATAATAGTAGGTAAATACATAACAGATGAACAAGCTATGCAAATTTATCCAGATTTTATGGATATTATTGAAGATGCAGATTCTCATCAAACAGATAATGAAGATTATCCTACTACAGATTTAGCAGCAACAGAGGGTCAAATATTTGATGGGGATGATGACAATCCTTATCACACAAAAAGAAGGTTCTTAGAGAGATACACAAAAGAAATGCATATGTATTATAATGTATTTGAACCTTTTTCTCAAAATGAATATTTGTTTAATTCACAAGAAATGCTAGAATATGAGTCTAGATACTACATAAAGTTAAATAAGATGACAGGAGAAGAAATTATCCTATTTGACGAAACTTCAGTAGAAGAAATGATGAATCTTATTCAGACTCAAGGAACTATGTTTCATTTTGTAGTTCCAGAACCTGAAATAGACGAAGAAGGAAACATTATTCCTCAAGACCCTATTAGAACTCCAGGTATGGAAGACGACTCTCCTGGTGCAATACCAGGGAGTACTACTGTAATTACTCCTATTACAACAGAAGAATTAATTGGAATGGATAAAATAGCATCTAATGAAATAGAAAAATGTTGTGTTAAGATGACTGTTTCTGTTGGTGAAAACTTATTATATACAAGAATATTACCTACTGAGGAATATCCTATTGTCCCTGTAATGAATCATCATCATAGAAACCCTTATCCAGAATCAGATGTAAGGTTATTTAGACCTTTACAAGAATATATTAATAAAATTAGATCATTGATTATCGCACATGCTTCTACTAGTACTAATGTAAAACTGTTGATACCTAGAGGTTCAGCAGATATTCGTATGATTGAAGAAGAATGGGGAAGAGCAGGGACCAGTGTTATTGAGTTTGATGCCGAATTAGGTGCACCGATTGTGGCAGGTCCAGTACCTCTTCCCAACGAATTATATAAAAACGAAGCTGATGCCAAGTATGACCTAGAATATGGTTTTGGTATCTTTGAACTTATGCAAGGAAGTTCTCAAGGAGCACCTTCTACTTATAGAGGGACGTTAGTTGTAGATGAATTTGGACAAAGAAGAATCAAATCAAAGAGAGATGACATAGAAAATATGTTAAATCAAGTTGCGAAGGTTGCAATTCCTTTAATGCAGCAATTATACACCGAGGACAAAGTTATTAGACTTGTTCAACCTAACGGAACAGAAAAGGAAGAAAGATTTAATTTCTATAAAGAAATGGAAAATGGAGATGTAGAAAAATTCCATGATATTGGAGTTGGTAAATATGACGTTGTAGTGGTTTCTGGATCTACATTACCAACAAATAGAATGGCATTATTACAAACATATCAAGAATTATATCAAGCTGGATTAATAGACCAGGTTGAAGTACTTAAGAAATCAGAACTTGTAGATGTAGAAGGCGTATTAGAACGTTCTGGCCAAATGAAACAAATGGCACAGCAAATGCAAGCTATGGAAGAAGAATTAAAACAAGTCAAGGGAGACTTGCAAACCGCTACACGTGAAGAGCTACATGCTAAGAAACGTTTAGAGGTAGAAAAATTCAGTGGCGGTTTAGATAAAATATCTAATCGTGCTGAGGCGGCAACTACAATATATAAAAATAGACTTGCCGATGTTGAAAACAATCTAATAAGCTCTGTTAACGCCATAGAAGGCGAGATGGAGAGTTAGGAGGAAAAGAAAATGAGTGAAATCAAAGAACAACAACAAGAACAGACACAAGGTGTAGATGATCAAGTTACAGAAGCGCAGACTGCAGAAGCTCCTGTAAAAGAGGAAGACATTTTTGCAAATATCTTTGGAGATAATTCTAATGAGTTTATAGCTCAACAGGATACACCTCAAGATAATGTAATAAATGAAACTTCTGAACATGTGCAACCAAGTGATCCAAAGGAAGACAATAGCCAATTTCAGTATTGGCAAAGTCAGGCAGATAAACGTGCAGCTGAAGTAGAACTATTGAAATCGCAAGTGTCAGATTTAATGACAAAGCAATCTCAACCTGCTCAAGCAGCACCAGTGGCAAAGGAAACAGCTTCAATAGAGAAGCCTGTTAAACCTAAGAAACCTTCTGACTTTGATCATTCCGAGGCAATAACTGACCCAGACAGTGTTTCTGCTAGATACATAGCAGCAAGAGATGGGTATGTAGAGGAAATGTCAGATTATATGTTAGCAATGGAGGATAAACGTAATATTGAATTAGAACAAGCTAAAGCGATTCAAAGAAAATCTGCTCAAGAAGCAGAACTTATGACCGATTTACAATCTAATTACGATTATACACCTGCACAAGCTAGCGATTTCTTAAAAAAGATGACATCTCCAGAATCTCTAACCTTAGACAATTTAGTTAAGTTACATAGAATGGATTTAAATGAAGGTCAACAGACTGTTCAACAAATATCCAATATGTCTATGGAGAAACAAGCTGTAATGTCTAATAGGTCACAGAAATTAAGCATACCTAAACCTGTAGCGGTTCAGCCAAGTGCCAATATGCAGTCATCAAAAAAAACAGCAGAAAACACAATGATGGATTCTATGCTTACAGATTATAAGAAGAAGAATCCATTTAGCTAAATAAAGGGGAAAAACGATGGCTAACATATATAGTATTAATCCTGGGGAAGCTGTTCAGGGAACGTCGATTGACGTCGACAGACGAATCTTTAACTTCGGTGAAAGAGTCGCAGAACTAGCTCCTCAACAGTCACCTTTCTTCACTTATTTATCAAATGTTGCTAAGAAACCTACAGACGATCCTGTCTTTAAGTTCTTAGAACAGAGACATCAATGGCAAAGACGTAATTTCCAGATGCAAGCAGCAAAAACAGTCGGCGACTACGGTACCGACGCTTTTGCTATTATCACTGGAGATAACTTCTATGTAGATTGTCTATATGATAAATTTGGAAGAGAAGTGTCAACAGCGGTAGCACCTGAGTTCTTACTTGAAAACCAAATCGTTGCTATGGAGTGTCAATATGACGCTAATGGTAATGATGGTGGAGTAAATTCAGAAGTAGATGCTATTGCATATTACAAGATCACAGCAGCACCAACAACAGACGCTGCAAAAGCTAAGATTGTATCAGCTACATTCTTAAAACTTAAGTTAGTTGCAACTCGTTCAGCGGACGGTGCAACAGCGGCAACTTCAGGATTTCAAACTCCAGCAAGTGCTTCTAAACTTATTTTTAGAGATAATACCAAAGGTCAAGTTGTAGGTTCAGCATTTGCTGAGGGTGCAACAGATCCAGACTCATGGGCTGATGAATTCTACAACAGAGAAGGATACTGTCAAATCTTTAAGACTTCAGTACCTCTATTCTCTGGTACAGCTTTAGCTACACGTTATCGTGGAATTTCTAACGAATACATGAGAGTTTATCAAGAAAAACTTATGGAACATAAGATGGATCTTGAGCACGCTTTCTTATTCGGTATTGGTTCTGATGATTCAACAGCAGATGGTCCAATTCGTAGAACATGGGGTATCGTACCTTACACTGAAGCATATGGTAAAGTTAAAACTTTTGCTTACGCTTCTAGTAATTACGACCACTTCATTGATGCAATGGAAGACGTATTTGCTCCAGAATCTGGTAACAGTGGAGAAAAACTAGTATTATGTTCAAGAAAAGTATTATCATGGTTGAATAAACTTGGTGGTACATCTTTCTTAGGTAATACAATGGCTTTAAATAGTCAAGTTGGTAGTGGATTAGACATTCAGAACATTCAAGGTAGTTTCGGTCACGCAGTAACAAGAGTTTCTACAATTTATGGAAACTTAAACTTCGTAGCTGAGCCACTATTTAGAAATGCTCATGAAAACACTGCTATCATGATCGATTTGAATAACGTAGCATACCGTCCATTAATGGGTAACGGTGTTTCACGTGACACTCAAATCATTACAAACGTACAAAACAGAAATGTTGATGGTAGAAAAGATATGGTTCTTACAGAAGCAGGTCTTGAAATTCAATTACCTGAAACACACACTGTGTTACAGTTTAGTTAAGTTAATCGGGGGAGTTGAAATATACTCCCCCATTTAAGGGGGATTCAATGAGAGTAAAAGCAGTAAAAGAAACAGCCAAGGGAATTAAAAAAGGCGCAGACAAACTATTTAGTAAAACTAAAACTAAATCAAAGTCAGGCGATATGTCTAATTTGTCTAATGCAAAAACAGGACAAGTAAATAGACAAGGAGGCGGATATAAAACAGATAAAAATACAAACATGGACGGTATTTTTAGACAGCCTAGATCAACTAAATTAGGACAATTAGCTGTACGTAAAACATCTTGGAAAAGTAAAGCTAAAGGAGCTTTTAATCAAGCTAAAAAAGATATAGGTGGTTTTGCAAAAACTTCAACTGGTAAAGCAGTAGGTAAAGGTATAGCCTTAGCAACTGCAGGAGAAGTTGGATATGAAGTAGGTAAAGCTAAGCATCAAAACATTAAAACAATAAAGATTAAGAAAGCGTAGGAGGCTTCAAATGGGTAAAGTAAAAATGACAAAATCTGCTATTAAAAGAGTTAAGAAGGGTAAAGAAGCTTTAAAAAAAGCAAAAAAGAATAAAATGTATCCACCAACACCTTACGCTGCTAAGGGACCTGCATTAAAGGGTGGTAAAAAAACAGTTGATTTAAAACCAAAAACAGCTCCTAAACCTAAGAAAAAACCAGCAGCTAAGAAAAAACCAGTATCTAAAACAACTAGAACAGAAAAAGCTTTAGGTTGGATGGGAAGTGCAGCTAAGGGCGTAAAAGATATTTCTAATGCTATTGGAGTTGGCGGTAGAGCGTTTACAAGAAGTATTAAAAACAAACCAGTAGGAAAATTACCTACTAAGGTAGCAACTCATGTTGGTTCACGTAAAGGAAGATATGGAACTGGAGCAGTTATTACTTCTGGGGTTGTGAGCAATAGAGCGGGAACTTCAAAAGGAAGACGCCAAGCTAGTAAGGACTTAAAAATATGAAAAATATATTTTCTAAAACTATGAAAAAAATAATGAGTCCAAGGGCTACAACTAGTAAAACAAGAAAAGGGTTAAACAAACAGTCATCTGACGTTTTTTCTAAAGGGTCTAATTCTGTATATGGTATGGAAAATAGAATCCAAAGACAGCAAGGTGCAAGAAAAATGAGAAGTTTCGACTTAACTCAAGATAAAAAACCACGCTCTGAATGGAATATGTATAATTTTAAGCCTAGAACAAGAGAGCATAGATTAAATGTGAGTCAAACATCAAAAGCAATAAAAGCTGGAAAGGCTTTAAAGTTAAAATAAAGAAGGAATAACTAATGAGTTTTAAAACTGAGATAGAAGCTATAGTTGGCGATATAGATAGTCCTGATTACACATCAGAAGCTGCTATTTATTTAGCTGATGGAGTTAAGTTTATTACTAAATATGTTATGAGAGATCCTAGCATGGCTGATAGACTAACTTCTTCTACTACATTAAACAACTCTACGCCTACAAAAAACATGAATAGTGTTTTAATGTTACATAGTGTCGTTAGAAATGACGGAGCACGTAACAGAAAGGCTATTGAGATAGAAGCGGAAGATGTAGATAACTATACAGATGTTAATAGTATATATTATACTAGCAAACTAGATCCTAAATGGTATATTAGTAACGATGTTTTAAATGTGATACCCACTCCTACGTCATCACAAACAGCAGTCGTTAAAGCTATAGACCCAGATTCTAGTGTAGCAGTAACAGATAGTTCTGTAACTAACTTTCCAGCAGAATTGGAAAGAGGTATAGTTTTATATTCTTCTAAACAGTTATTAAGAAAATTCTTAAGTGTTAAAAACTCTTCTTTACCTGCAGATATGAGTATACCTAGTACTCCAAGTGCTGGTTCTGTTTCTACAGTTACAGTTGGAAGTTTAGGAAGTGCCCCCTCTTATTCAAAGACATCGCTTTCTTTAACAAATGCACCAAGTATAAGCAATTTAACAATAAGTGCTAGTGTTCCAAGTGTTATTAGTTTAGATACAGTATCTTACACAGATCCAGCAGCAGGAGATGCTTCTGCAGCAACAATATCAACAGTAAATATTGCTTCGGTAGCAGATGCTAATGTAACTACAGGCAATTCAGCTATATCTGCATTACCAGCTTATACACCAGCATCTATTAACATGACAGGAGCTCCAGGTATAAGTTCTTTAACTGTAAATGAAAGTGCACCAAATGCACCAAGTATTACTGATGTAGGTGTAGGTTCATTAGGAAGTGCACCTGCTTATGCACCACCTTCATTAAATTTAGATTCTGGAACATTGAGTGGTTCTGATACATCCGCTGGAACTGAAACTGCTCTTGGTCTTGATGATTTTATTTATGATGAAGATCCAGAAATGGCACAAATATTACTTGCTAAACAACAACAGCAAATAAATAAATACCAAGCTGATATTGCTAATCAAGCAAATGAATTTAATGAAAATGTAGCAGCTTATCAAGCTAATGTTCAAAAAATATTAGCACAAGCAGAACAAGAACAAAGTGAATCAGTTCAAGGTATACAGAAGTATTCTGCAGAAATAGAAGCTTATCAAACAACAGTTAATAAAAAAATACAAGAGTTTCAAGTAAACACTCAAAAAGAATTAGATTTATGGCAAACAAAAAGACAAACTGAACTAGCACAATATCAATCAGATATTCAAAATCAAGCAAATGAATATCAAGAAAAGCTTGGAAATTATCAAGCAGAAGTTCAGGAAGAATTACAAAAACAAAATGTAGCATTAGAAAGAGTTAGTGCAGATGCTACTATAGCTGCTCAAAAAGCACAACAAGATGCAGCTAATGCCACTGATGTTGCAAAGTTTAACAAACAAAAAGATTTACAGATTAGTATGGAAACTAGAGCTAGAGATATGGATGCTTTAATAGCAAACAATAATGCTAAAGTAAGTGATTACCAAGCAAGAGTCCAATCTTACGGTGCTCAAGTAAACGATCAAGTACAAGAATACCAATTAAATCTAGAAAAAGAACTTGGATTGTTTAATACTAAAAGAAATACTGAATTACAAAAACATCAAAATGATATACAAGATGAACTGAATGAATTCCAAAAAGAGCTATCTATTTATCAAGCAGATTTACAACAAAAGATTGAACAAGCAAGAGTTAGTTCTGAAAAGGAAGCAATGGAAATACAGCAATATGCTACAGAAGTTGAATCTTATGGACAACAAATTCAAAAAGAAGTTCAAAACTTTACAACAAAACTACAAAAAGTGACTACAGACTATCAATGGTATGTAGATCAACACAATAAAGCTAGTCAAGAACTTGTAGAGTTTTTATCATACTATATATATAAACCAGAATTAATGGAGGACGACAATGAAGCTTCAGCAAATGATAGAGCAAGTTAAAAAACATCATCCAGAATTAGGTTCTAATGAAATTATACACATGCTAAATCAAGCATCAGATGAATTTTGCGCAAGAACTTTATTGTTAGATGAAGCAACACAGTTTGATACTGTAGTTAATCAAAGATACTATGGATTAAAAGAAAGTATTTTAGAAATTAAATCAGTAGATATGGTAGATGACGACGGTAACACCAGGGAGATTAAAAGATTAACAGGAAGACCAAACTATAGGGACTTAACATAATGGCTAAGTCAGCAGCATGGCAAAGAAAAGAAGGTAAAAATCCAAGCGGGGGATTAAATGCTAAAGGTAGAGCTTCTTATAAAAAGAAAAATCCAGGTAGCAAATTAGCAGCTCCTGTTACATCTAAAAACCCTAAAGGTAAAGCAAAATCTAGAAAAAAATCATTTTGTGCGAGAATGCAAGGTATGAAGAAAAAACTTACGGGTGTAGCTAAATCAAGAGATCCAAATTCAAGAATTAATAAATCTTTAAGAAAGTGGAGGTGTTAGATGCCTAATTATAATCAAGTATACGACAGAACAACAAAGCAAAACGTATGGTGGATAGAACGTGATTCTATTGGTTTGGCATTATTTGATCCAATGGAAACAGAAACTAAGCAGTTTACTTCTCCTACGCAAGTAAAAACTATAACTTTATTTTATTACAAAAAAGCAGACCATTTTAATACTTTAGATAATGTTTCTAGTTCTATGGCAGAAACAAGTGAATTGCCTACTCAATTTCATTCTTACTTAGTAGATAAAGCAATACAACTTGGTTATGAACAAAAATCAGAAGAAATAGGAAAAGCTTTATATTTTGAAAACAAATTTGAAAGAGGCGTAAGAGAAGGTAAGACTTTTAAAAGCAGAGGTAGAGTCTCTGGTGCTACAACTATTAAACAACACAGTTTTTAATTATGGCAAATACGTGGAGAAAAGGACATTTTGGTTTAGAACCAATAGGGGACATAAACTCTCCTTTTGACGATTTAATTACTTCTTTTGATGACGATCTAAGTGAGAAGTATGTAGATACAAGCATACCTTCAGATGCATTATTTGGAGATATTTCAATACCTTCAGATGCTTCATATACTAATGTAAGTATACCTAGTGATGCTAGCTTTAGTGATATAGGTATACCTAGCGATGCTTCGTTTAGTGATATTGCAAATGCTAGTAATCCAACATATGAAAACATAGGAGTACCAGAATAATGGGTGGAACTTTATCAAAACCAAATAGAATTAAAGACGTATATACTAAAATAGTATTTTACGATGGAAATAAACTTAAATATGATAATGGAACAACAGATGTAGTTATCAACGAAGTAGACAATTTTTCTGGAGATATTGTAGGGGGGACAGGAATTACAACTACAACATCTAACGGAACAACAACAATAAGTGTAACAGACGCTGAAGTCTTGTTGCAAACTGAAGACATAAACGGAGGGGTATTCTAAAATGGCGAATAAAATACAAATACATAGAACTTCCACATATAATGCTACTGGTGCTCCGAGTTCTCTTTCTTATGGAGAATTGGCATGGACCAACGGCACTAATAAATTATATGTTGGAGTTTTAGGAAGCGATAACAGTACAGTAAATGTTACTGAATTTAACAGCATAGTAGTAGGTCAAGTACCAGATTCTGCAGCAGGAACTAAAGGTTTAGTTATAGTTTCGGCAGGAGAAGGAATAGACGTTGGCTACTCATCAGGTACAGCAACAGTGTCCGCAGAAGACGCAACTACATCAAATAAAGGTGTAGCATCGTTTGCAAGTGCAGACTTTGGTGTATCAAGTGGAGCAGTTACTATTAAAACTGGTGGTGTATCTAATACACAATTAGCAGGTAGTATTGCTAATGCTAAATTAGCTAATAGTAGTGTTACTATTGGTGATTCAGCTGTAGCACTTGGTGGAACAGACACAACTTTAACTGGATTAACAGATCTAGATATGACTGCTGGTAATAAAACAATATTAGATAGTATAGGTTCAAACACCTTAACTATCGGTGCAAGTGGAACTACAGTAGCTATTGCTGGTAACTTAACAGTAGCAGGAGCAACAACTACTCTTAATACATCAACATTAGATGTTGAAGATATTAATATTACAGTAGCTAAAGGAGCAGCAGATTCTTCAGCTGCAGACGGAGCTGGTATTACAGTAGATGGAGCAGGTGCAAGTATGATATATGATCACACAGGAACTCAATGGGAGTTCAATAAACCTGTTGAAGCACAACAAGGCTTTGTAGACACAACTATAGACTGCGGTACATATTCGTAAATGGCTAATGTTTTAAAAATTAAACGTGGGTCAAGTGTACCCTCTAGTAGCGATCTAGCTGTATATGAGTTAGGATATAGAACAGGAACGTCTGAGCTATATATTAACGACAATGGCACGTATCGTCAAGTCGGTGGTGCATCTGGAGGCGGAGCCGTAGATTCTATATCTAACTTTTCTGACAATAGACTTCTTACAGCATCTGGTGCTGATTCTATAAATGGAGAAGCTAATCTTACTTTTAATGGAAGCACATTAACTTTAGGTGGTGTTTTAACAGTAACTGAGGGAAGTGGAACTAATACAGTAGTAAACCTTAATGGTGCAGCAGCAACAT